CCCCGAATCACCCCCCTATACTCCCCGCTCATGGAAGACCATCAAGCGATCGACGTACCCCCTCCTCCGGTGTTCCCTGTCTCACCGGCTGAGCCACCTCCCCCGGCGCTCGCCTCCATGCTGCCGATCGACCCCTCCCCGGTCGCCGCCGCCCTCGCTCCGCTGAACGCCCTGCGCGCCTCGCTGCAACCCCTCCTCGGCCCCATGCTCTGCGACGTGGCCTACCTCGAAAGCGTGAAGCGCAACGCCAGCCCCCGCACCTTCCTTGAGTTCATCCGGTTCGCCTACGCCGCCGACCTTGAAGGCAAGACCGGCGGCAACAATCAACAAGTGATCATTCAGGCACCGTTCCCTCGGGGTCCGCTCGACGTGCTGCCGCCGCAGATGCGGATTGAGTAGATGGACCCGCTCGACGTATTCATGCAGGCGTTGGAGCGTTCGCTGCATGAACGATACGAGCAATGTCAGGATTTCGCCGCGACGCCGTCGTCGATTCTGCTCGCCGTGCTGAACGCGGTGAACGAGGCCCGGCAGGAAGTGCATAGCAAGAAAGCAGGGTAGCCCGGCGTGCGCTACGTCCCGCGCGCCCAGTTCATCCCCTTCCACGGTCGCCAAGAGCGCTGGGCGCTCCTCGTCTGCCACCGCCGCATGGGCAAGACCGTGGCCTGCGTCAACGAGACCATCGGCAGGGCGCTGCATACCCCCAAGCCCAACGCCCGGTACGCCTACCTCGCCCCCTACCGCGAGCAGGCCAAGCGCGTCGCGTGGGACTACCTGCTGCGTTACACCGAGGGCATGCGGGTCAGCCACAGCATCGCCGACCTCACCGTGACGCTGTTCGGGGACCGTCGTATAAGCCTGTTCGGCGCGGACAACGCCGACGCGCTGCGGGGGCAGTACTTCGACGGCATCGCCATCGACGAGCCTGCCAACATGCGCCCGAGCGTCTTCACCGAGATTATTCGGCCCGCCTTGAGCGACCGCGCCGGGTGGGCGGTCTTCCTCGGCACCCCTAACGGCAAGAACGAGTTTTTCGAGTACAACGAGAAGGCCCGGCTGTCCAAGGGCGGGCCGGGCGGGTGGTACTACTTGAACGTCAAGGCCTCCGAGTCGGGCATCCTGCCGCAGGCCGAGTTGGACGACGCCAAGGAGATCATGTCCGAGGAGGAGTACGCGCAGGAGTACGAGAACGACTTCGGGGCGGCGATCAAAGGGTCGATTTACGGCAAGCAGATCAAGACCCTTGAACTCGACCACCGGCTCACCGTCGTACCCTACCACCCCGGCATCGCGGTCAACACCTGCTGGGACATCGGCTACAGCGACGCCACCGTGGTGTGGTTTTTCCAAGTCATCGCGCGGACGCCCTGCTTCGTGGACTGCTTCGCGGTGCGCGGCTACGACGTGCATGAGGTCGCCGCCGCCCTCAACGTCCACAAGCTCACCCACGGCTATACCCCCGGCTACCACTACCTGCCCCACGACGCGTGGGCCGACACTTTCCAGACCGGGCGCTCCACGGTCGAGCAACTCATCGGCCACGGCATCAGGGGCCGTCCGGTGCCCTCCCTCGGGGTGCAGGACGGCATTCAGGCCACAAGGCTGCTGCTGCGGACGGCGCGCTTCAACGCCGCGCTCGACCACGGCCCCAAGTCGCCGATCGAGGCGCTGCGGCAGTACCAGTACGAGTATGACGAGGCCAAGCAGACCTTCCGGCAGAAGCCGCGCCATGACTGGGCCTCCGACTACTGCGACGGGCTGCGGATCGGTGCGCTCGGCTACAAGGAGGACTACGGGGCTGCGCCCGTGTTCGTCCCTGAGAAGTACCAGACCAAGCCTCTCGTCAGCGAGGGGATGCAACTCGCTAAATTATGGGATACTGCCAAGCGCCCGGTCGGTAGGTGGGGGAGACGCATATGAGCAAGCGCAAGGCAGCGTTGAGCGCCAAGGACAAGAAGGCGCTGCTTGCGCTGCTGCTGGCCGGGGATAAGAGGGAGCCGCTATCCTTGAATCCGGTGGAGGGGAGGGGTAAAAGCCCCCGCTACACCCCCGCCGAGCATCGCCGCCTGATCGGTCAAGGGCTGCGCAAGCGCCGCAACGACGCGCTGTACGCCCTGCTGACCGGGGCCGGGTCACCCTTGGGAGAATCGCGATGAGCGATGAGAGTACCGCCCCCACGCCGCCGCACACCGCGCTGGAGCGCATCGACACGCTGGAGCAGAAGGTCATCATGCTGATGACGCGGGTCAACGCCTTGGAGTCGGCGCTGCGCCGCGCCTTCGGGGCGACATGGATGGATCAGATCGAGGTCGGCGGCGATGAACCCGCAGGGTAGCAGCGACTCGGCCACGGGGGCGGGCACCGCCGTCGACGAGGTCAAGGACTTCGGCCCCGGCAAGGTCGGGCAGGCGGCACGGTGGAAGGCCGAGTTGGACAGCGCCAAGCGCGCCGAGGCCACCTTCGTCAAGCGCGCCGAGAAGACCGTCAAGAGGTACCGCGACGAGCGCGACACGGTCGATGATCAGGATCGCAAGTTCAACATCCTGTGGAGCAACGTCGAAACGCTGAAGCCCGCGATCTACGCCAAGCCCCCGGTGCCCGAGGTGTCCCGCCGCTTCGACACCTCATCCCAAGTCAACCGCGTCGCGGCGCTGATCATGGAGCGCAACCTGCACTACACGGTCTGCGAGCATTCCATGTTCGACGCCACGTTGAAGGCGTGCGTCGAGGATCGGCTGCTGCCGGGCAGGGGCAGCGCGTGGGTGCGCTACGTCGCGTCGATGCAGCCCATGTATGCAGGCAGGCCCAGCCCGCTGCCCCCGGTCCCGCCGCCCGCCCCGCCGCAGCCTACCATGCCGGGGCCACCCGCCGCACCGCCGGGTCCGCCGCAAGGTGGATTGCCGCCCACGGCTGCGCCCGGTGGCCCGCCGGGCATGGTGCCGCAGGGACCGCCCGGCGTCCCGCCGCCGACCCAGCCCCCGATCGAAGCCCTGCCGCCGGGGCCGCTGCCCATGCTGGGCGCGGCGCAGCCCACCCCGCCGCCACCCCTCACCCCGCCGCAGCCGCCCGAGTTGCAGAACAAGGCCATCACCTCGGACGCCTACGAGTCGCAGGTCATCGCCGGGGAGCAGGTGTGCTTCGACTACGTGCATTGGAAGGACTTCCGGCACAGCCCGGCGCGGACATGGGAGGAGGTGTGCTGGGTGGCGCGCCGGGTCTACATGACCCGCGCGGTGGGGGTGAAGCGGTTCGGCAAGGAGGTGTTCGACAAGGTGCCGCTCAACTACACCGAGCCGAAGGGCGGCGTGGGGCATCAGCAGACCGGCGGCAACGAGGCCTTCGGGCCGGGCAAGGGCGTGCTCAAGAAGGCCGCGATCTGGGAGATTTGGTCGAAAGACGACCTCAAGGTGTACTGGCTCTGCGAGGAGCATCCCGAGATTCTCGACGAGCGGCCCGACCTGTTTCAGTTGGACGAGTTTTTTCCGTGTCCGCAGCCGGTGCTGGCGACGACGACCAACGACTCGCTGGTGCCCATCCCCGACTTCTGCATGTATCAGGATCAGGCCGGGGAGTTGGACCAGATCACCAACCGCATCTCCCTGCTCACGCAGGCGCTCAAGGTCATCGGCGTCTACGACAAGACGCAGGAGGCGGTGCAGAGGCTGCTGACCGAGGGCACCGACAACACCATGATCCCGGTGGACAACTGGGCCATGTTCGCGGAGAAGGGCGGGCTGAAGGGCGTCGTCGATTTCTTCCCGGTCGAGATGGTGATGAACGTCCTTGAGCGTCTCATCAACGCGCGCGGCGTCATCAAGCAGGACGTGTACGAGATCACCGGCATTGCCGACATCGTGCGCGGCGCGAGCGTGGCGAGCGAGACGGCCACCGCGCAGACCATCAAGGAGAAGTTCGCCAACATCCGCATCCACGACGTGCAGACCGACATCGCGCGCTTCGCCAGCGACCTCATCAACATGGCGGCGCAGTTGATGACCAATTTCTTCCAGCCCGAGACGCTGATCATCAACGCCGACTTGGCGGACCCGCAGGGGCCGGACTTCGGCTACGTCCCGGCGGCGGTGCAACTGGTGAAGGACGGCAGGCTGATACAGCACAAGATCAGCGTCAGCGTCGATGCCATCACCGAGCAGGACGAGAAGGAGGAGAAGGAAGCGCGCAGCGAGTTCATGCAGCAGTTCGGCTACCTGATGCAGCAGTTCGTCCCGGCTGCGGAGCAGATGCCCGAGTTGCGGGAGATGTTCGGTCACATCATGATGTGGGTGGTGCGCGGCTACAAGGTCGGGCGCGACATCGAAGGCACGATCGAACAGCAGATTTCCAAGCTCGCCAAGCAGGGGCCACCGCCGCCCAAGCCCGACCCGGCGGCGATGAAGGCCGAGGCCGAGAACAACAAGTTGATGGCCGAGACGCAGATCAAGCAGCAGGAGGCCGCAGCCAAGCAGCAGGCCGACGCCGTCAAGATGCAGATGGAGCAGCAGGCGCAGCAGTCGGAACTCGCTTTCAAGGAGAAGCAGAACGCGCAGCAACTCGACTTCAAGGAGCGCGAGTTTCAGCTTAAGCTGGACTTCATGCGCGAGGAGTTCGCGCTGAAAAACCAGATCGCGGAGAAGGAAGCCGAAACCAAGATCGCCACCGCGCAGATCGACGGCCAGATCAAGCAGGACACCGCCGCGCAGGACGCGGCGCTGAAGCAGGACAGCGCCGCGCAGGACGCCGAGATCAAGGAACGGCAGCAGGAGTTGGACATGACGCAAGCCTCGGAGTCGCATGCCGCGAGCCTTGAGCAGCAGGAGGAAGCGTCCGCCGCCAAGATCGCGCAGACCAAGGCCGCTGCGGCGGCGAAACCCAAGCCCATCGGAGGGAAATGATGCCCTCGAAATCGAAAAAGCAGGCGCGCACGATGCAAGCCGCCGCGCACAACCCGGCGTTCGCGAAGAAGGTCGGCATCCCGACCTCCGTCGCCAAGGAGTTCGTCGCCGCCGACAAGGGCGCGCCCATGTTGCCGAGGAAAAAGTGACGCGGCGACGCTTCCGCTACGATCGCGAGCAGGGCTGCATGGTGGAGGTGCCTATCAATGACGCTATCGACGATCACACGATGGTTCACGGCGACATACCGGCGTTTGTGTCTCCGCTGGACGGCTCGACGGTCGAAGGCCGCAGAGCGTACGAAGAACATATGAAGAAGCATAACGTGGTGCCTTTCGAGGCGGGCGACGAGAAAAAGAAGCCGCCGGGCAGGAGCGACGCGGATCGCAAAGCCATGCGCGAAATGATCTGGGAATACACCGATCGCGTGAGCCGAGGTCACAAGGCTCGCGACTAACCAAGGAATACAATGCCGCCGGAAGAACATGCCCCACCATCCATGTCGGAGTCGCTCAACGCCGCGATCGAAGTCGTTGAGCAGGCAGACCCCACACCCGCCGCCGAAGCACCCGTGGCCCCAGCGGCAGCGCCGACGCCTGCCCCCGCCGCTGAACAAGCCGCCCCTCCGCAAGACCGAGGAACGCCGCAGCGCGGCCCCGATGGCAAGTTCCTGAGACGTGATGCGTCTGAACCCGCGCCTGCGCCTGCGCCGCACGCTGTTCCACCTGCTGCCGGTGCAGCTACGCCTGCGGCGGCGACGCCCGCCGCTGGTGCCGCCGACGCTGCGCCGCCCGCATGGACCCCTGCCGCCAAGGAAAAGTGGGGAGCGCTCGACCCGGCGGTGAAGAACGAGATCGTGCGCCGGGAGCGCGAGATCGAATACGGCATGTCCAAGGCGACCGAGGTGCGGCGCTTCGGGGACTCGGTGATGCAGGAATTCGCGCCCTACGCGCAGTTGCTGGCGAAGGAGGGGGCAACCCCCCAAGGCGCGATCCGCTCGCTGCTGGAGACGGTCCACACGCTGCGCTACGGCTCGCCGGAACACAAGCACGCGCTGTTCATGTCGATGGCCCAGCAGTACGGCATCGACCTCGACCACCAGATCGATCCCGAGAAGGCGCGCTTGCAATGGGAGTTGGATTCGCGCGGCATCCACGACGCCCGCGCCGAGACGGAAGCGCAGCAAGCGCTGGCCGACGACGTGCAGAGCGAGTTGCAGGCCTTCATTCAAACGCCGGGGCATGAGCATTACGACACCGTGCGTACCGCGATGGCCGGGCTGATCCAGACCGGCGTGGCGCAGGGCTTGCAGGACGCCTACGACCGGGCGTGTTGGGCCGACCCCACGGTGCGCGCCGCGTTGCAGATGGCCGAGAACGCGCGCCGGGTGCAGGAGCAGGGCAAGAACCGCAACGCTATGCTCGCGGTCAACGGCGCGCCGGGCGCGGTGGGGGTGGACGGGCCGCACGTCGATCCTACCAACCTGCGCGCTCTGCTGGAGTCCCAGTTCGCGGGGAATTCCGGCAGGGTATGACGTGGCGGCGGGACGGCGTCGGTGAGGCTCACAGCCAAGCCAAGCTGACCGACAGGGAGGTCGATCAGCTACGCGAGATGGCTGGGCTGCATAGGTGGACGCAGCGGGAGTTAGCCACTCTATTTAGAGTGTCCCAAGCGCAGGTAAGCGCGATCATTGCAAAAAAAGCACGGGCGGCGTAGCCTTTCCGCATTCCTAACGGGGTAGCCGCAGGCCCAACCCCGTACCCGCAGCCTCCGAGGCCCAGCGCTGGATGATGTCGATGCTTATTCATCCACCTATCGGAGGCGTACATGGCATTCGCCAATGCACAGGTCAGCGACATCATCGCGACCACGATCCAAAGCCGCAGCGGGATCATCGCTGACAACGTCACCAAGAACAACGCGCTGCTGCGCCGCCTGCAAGGCCGTGGCAACTCCAAGACGTTCTCGGGTGGCAACGTCATCATGCAGGAACTGTCGTTCGCGCAGAACAGCAATGCCGGGTGGTACAGCGGCTACGAGACGCTGCCGACCGGCGCGCAGGACGTGATCAGCGCCGCCCAGTACGACATCAAGCAGGCGGCGTGCCCGGTCACCATCAGCGGGCTGGAACTGCTGCAAAACAGCGGCAAGGAACAGATCATCGATCTTCTGGAAGGCCGGATGACGGTCGCGGAAGACACGATGCAGAACCTCATCGCCGCAGGCATCTACGCCAACGGCACCGGCTTCGGCGGCAAGGAGATCGCGGGCCTCGCCGCCGCCATCTCGGCCACGCCACTCGCTGCCGGAACCTACGGCGGCATCGATCAAGTCGCGTGGCCGTTCTGGCAGAACCAGCTTTACAAGGGCACCACGGACGGGCTGGCGGCGATCTCATCCACCAACATCAACGTCTACATGAATCGGCTCTGGGCGCGCCAAGTTCGCGGCATGAACCGGCCCGACCTGATCGTCATGGACAACCTGATGTGGGCGATCTACATGCAATCGCTGCAAAACATCCAGCGGTTCAACTCGCCCGACACGACGGCGGGCTTCGGCTTCCCCAGCGTCAAGTACATGGATGCCGACGTGGTGCTCGACGGTGGCCTCGGCGGCTTCGCTCCAGCGACGGTGGCGTACTTCATCAACTCCAAGTTCCTGTTCTTCCGCCCGCACAAGGATCGGAACTTCGTCGCGCTCGACCCCGGCAAGAGGTACAGCATCAACCAAGACGCGGTGACGCAGATTCTCGCGTTCGCGGGCAACCTCACGGTGTCGAACCGCTCGCTGCAAGGTCGGCTGGACAACACCTAGCCTGCCCGTCCATCCATCCAACGCAAGGAGAACACCATGCCAGCAGGCGCATTCGCAGTACCGATGGCGGGAGCCACGATTTACAACGTCTGGAAGCCCCCGGTCGGCGTCACGCCGGGCGCAGCGGGAGATGCAACCGCTCCCTTCGCACTCGGCACCGTCAGCCTCATCACGCCCCCGGCGGGCACGTCGCGCACCGTGGCGAAGTTCTGCCGCGTCGGCGCGGCGGGCATCGCGGCAGCGGCAACGGCAGGGATCGGCACGGATGGCGTGACGACCACCGCAGCCGGTGGCAACACATGGACGAACGATACGGGCGTGGCGCTCGTTACCGGCGACTATGCGTGGCTCACCACCGGGCAGGTCACGGCGCTTGCTGCCGACGAGCCGGGGACGTTCGCGGGGGCCGACTCCTCGAAAGTGTGGAGACTCGCGGAACCCGGCGACGAACCGGCTTACCCGCTGGAAGCGCTCACCGTGCTTCCCAACGGCAAGCTGGGCAAGTTCACGCTCATCGGCGGGGACGTGGAGCCGGGCGCGCAGGTGGGCGATTGGACCAACGACACCGGGGTGAAACTGGTGAGCGGCGACTACGCTTGGCTCACCAAGGAGCCAACTCAGTTGCCCGCGCTCACAGCGGACGAAGCTGCTGCGGACGCCTACGGCAAGAAAAGGTCGAAGGCACACGCGTAATCAAGGTCGATCGCGGGCAGGCAGTCCTGTCTGGGCCTGCTCGCGCGTCGATGGTGGCCCTTCTCTCGGCGGCTGCGAGGGTCACCACCTTCCGCGATGCCGAGAGTTTTTTCAAAACCATAACCTAAAGGCCACCCATGTCCGAACTCACGCTCGACCCGGTAGCGTTCGATAATCGCTTCGCGGGTGACAACAAGCTGTACGTCGTGTTCTTCATGCAGGCAGTAAAGAATGGCGGCAAGTCGGAATTGGAAGGACGCCCGATTTTCGACGATGTGCCTCATGTCACGATTCACATCCCCGGCGACAAGAACAACGTCGTCACGGAGCCTGTTTCCGAGGAACACAAGCAACGCTTCGCTCCGCAATGGGAGAAATTTCAGAAGCAGATGTCGCAATCGCCCGAGGGCACGCCGCTGGAGCAATGGCCGCTGCTTACCACGGGTCAGGTGCATGAGTTGAAGGCGGTGAACGTGATGACCGTCGAGCAACTCGCGGGCATGTCCGACGCCCATGTGACGCGCTTCATGGGCGGCTACGAGTTGCGCCGCAAAGCCATGACCTTCCTCAAGGTGAGCAAGGACAGCGCCGAGGCGCAGCGCCTCGCCACGCTGAACGACGAGTTGACGCAGCGGCTCATTCAGCAGGATGCGGTGCTTCGCAAGATGGCGGCGCGGCTGGAGGTGCTGGAAGAGAAGGAACAGGCAAGGGCCGCGTAATGATCCGAAAGGTCGAGGATGCCGACACCATCGGTGTTGAAGCAATGTCAGGATGCGCTGCGTGAACTAGGACTGCCGGTGCCAACGTCGGCAGCGTCAGCCGACGACACCACGGGGCAGCAAATCTTCGGCCTTTGGAACGCCCTCGGGCAGGAGTTATACGAGAAGTGGATGTGGAAGGAGTTGGTGAAGAGCTTCGGCTTCCTCACCGAGGTCGGTCGCGCGGCGTACCCGCTGCCCGCCGATTGGGCAGGGGCGATCGACCAGACCGAATGGGACCGCACCAACCATTGGTCGCTGATCGGGCAGGCCACGGAACAGCAATGGCAGACGCTGAAGAGCGGCATCGTCGCGCTCGGCCCGCGCCTGCGCTATCGCTACATTAACGACACCATCGAAATCTTCCCGACGCCGACTACGATCGGCGGGGCGTTCACGCCCTACGACCTCAATTTCGAGTACTACGCTTCGGGCTGGGTGATCGACGTGGACGGCAACACCAAGAACGAGGCGACGGTGGACAACGACCGTGCGGTGTTCCAGAACCGGCTGATGGTCAACGGCATCAAGCTCAAGCTGTGGGAGATCAAGGGCTTCGATACCAGCGCGCTCACCAAGGACTACGACGCGTCGTTCAATACAAGCATGTCGCGCAATAAAGGCGCTCCACGGCTATCTCTTTCTCCGCGTGTATCCCCGATCTACATCGGGCCGTGGAACATCAGCGACGGCAACTGGAACACCGGACCCACGGGACCGTAGATGCCGCAGCCTTGGCGCGACACCTCCCGCCGCGCCGTCATCAAGACGGCCAGCGTCCCGTCCCCGATCGGCGGGCTGAACGCGCGCGACAGCGTGGCGGCGATGCCGATCACCGACGCGCTGATCCTGCGTAACTGGTTCCCGCTACCTTACGCGGTGGCGATGCGGAAGGGCTGGAAGGAGATGGCGATCGGGCTTGCGCCCGGCGTCAACGCCACGATCGCCGTGCATTCGCCGCCGATCGGCGCGGACAAGCCGGTGGCCTTCACCGGGGGCAACGTCTACGTCCTCGCCGCGCCGGGCGACACCTTCACGCCCGCGATCACCGGGATGTTGAGCGACTACTGGCAAACGACGATGTTCGGCAACACCGGGGGCAATTACCTGTACGCGGTGAACGGTTTCGACTCGCCGCTGGTGTACGACGGCGTAGCGTTCACCACGGTACTCGCGGAGACGCCGCCGACCGGCTTCAACATCCAAGGCGTCGATCCCAAGACTTTCATTCATGTCGCCATCCATCAGCGCCGCCTGTGGTTCGTGGAGAAGGACTCCATGCAGGCGTGGTATCTGCCCCCAGAGCAACTGGGCGGCATCGCGGCGGTGTTCCCGGTCGGTCACCTGTTCAAGTTCGGCGGCTTCCTCATGGCGATCTACACATGGGCCGTGGACTCGGGCAGCGGCATGAGCGACAAGCTGGTGTTCATCTCGTCGAAGGGCGAGATCGCGATCTTTAGCGGCCTCGACGTGGCCGACGCCGACGCATGGGGGCTGGAGGGCGTGTATCGCCTCGGCGCGCCCGTGGGACGGCGCTGCGGCTGCTCCTACGGCGGCGATCTGCTGCTGCTCACCACGGACGGCGTGGTGCCGCTGTCGAAGTCGTTCCAAAGCACGCGCGTCAACACGCGGGACAACCTCACCGACAAGGTACAGCAGACCGTCTCCGCGCTGGTGTCCCGCTACAAGGACGTGGTGGGCTGGATGATGCTGCTGTTCCAGACCGAGAACCAAGCGTGGCTGGTGGTCCCGGCGCAGGCCGACGTGGGGCCGGTCAGAGCTTCGCCGCGCATCGTCACCGACGACACGGCGGTGCAGGTGATGGTGATGAATACCATTACCGGCGCGTGGAGCCAGTACACCAACATGGATATCCGTTGCGTGTGCCTTTTTGAGAACACCCCGCTATTCATCACCGCCGATGGCCGCGTCTGCCGGGCGTGGGTGGGTTACTACGACAACGTGCCGTGGAATGGCAGCATCGGTGAGCGCATCGAAATCGAAGTGCTGACCGCCTACAATTATTTTCAGGCGCTCGGGCAGACCAAACGCTGGACGCTGGCCCGCCCGATCTTCCAATCCGGCTCCATCCCCGAGAGCGCGATCGACCTTGAGGTGGACTTCAGCGTGCGGACGCCGCTGGTGACCCCGGTACCACCCGTGCCGCCGTCCGTCGATTACCTCTGGGACGATCCGCGCTCGCTGTGGAATCAGGCACGGTGGAATATGGAGAATCAACGCTTCCGGCGCTGGCAGTCGGTGCAGGGCATGGGTTACGCCGCCGCGCTGCACATGCTGGTGACGCAAAACATCGAAACGCTGTGGGTGGCGACGGACTTCGTGTACGAGCTTGGCGCAACGGTTTAGGAGATGGCGATGCCGATGATGGGTGGGATGATTCCGAGATACAGCATGGCGAGGCGCGGTCGCGCGCAGCAGCAACCGGAACCCATGATGGGCGGCGCGACGCAGCCGACGCGCCAGCAGATGCTGCCGCAGGCGTTGATGAGTATGCCGTCTGCGCCAGCGCCGATGGCGATGCCGTGGGGTACGCCGATGCCGCAGGCCGCGCCCGTTGCACAGCCCGCAGTCCCGACGCCACGCGCCCCAATGCGCGGCTACGGAGCGTAGGAGAACAACATGGCGTTGAAACAGCCCGACCTTCTCGCCGCCACCAAGGCGCAGGGCGAGATCAACAAGCAGACCGCGTTCGACGTAGCGGGGGCAAACCGCTATTCGCAATTCGACGCGGCAGGCGGCTCCAACGTCTGGGGCGTCGATCCGGCTACCGGAGCCGCGACCAACACGACGACGATGGGCGCGCGTCCGCAGGCGTACTACAACGCGCTGATGGACACCGGCACCGGAGCGACTAACGCCTTCGCCAACAAGTATTACGGCCCCGGCGCGGCGCAAGGTGGCGGCGCAGGTGGTGGCGGGGCGGGGATCGTCATCAACACGGGCGCTGGAGCCGCCAACAAGAACAGTCCGATCGGCAAAGGTATCCAGACCGATCTCGACTACTCCAAGCTCACCGCGATGCCGGGCGAAGACATCGGCGCGGCGCGGCAGCAGGCGCAGGACGCGCTGTACGGTCGCAGCAAGGGCTATCTCGACCCACAATGGCAGGAGTCGCAGCGATCGACCGAAGCGCAACTCTCCAACAAGGGACTGGTGCCCGGCACGGAAGCCTACGATCGCGCCTACGCCAACCTGCAACGGGCCAAGGAGTCGGCCTACACCGGAGCGCGGCAGGATGCGATCGCAGGGGGCGGGCTGGAAGCGCAACGCGCGCAGGAGATGGCGCTGCAACTCCGCAATCAAGGCGTCACCGAGGCGGGCAATCTCGGCGCGTTCCACAACGCGGCGCAAGGTCAGGGCGCGGATCAATGGTTGAAGAAATACGGCTACGACACCGGCTTGCAAGGTCAACTCGGCGCGGCGGGTATCGCGGCGGGTGCGTCCATGTCGAACAACGCCGCCGACAACGAACTGCGCCTGCGCCAGCAGATGTATCAGGAAGCGACGGGGTTCGGGAATCCGGCACAGCAGTTCCTGCCGCAGTTCGGCATCGACCAAGGCAACGTGAAGACGTGGGCACCGGAGGACGTGTACGGCGCGACGCAGCAGCAGTTCGACAACGCGGCGGCAGCGAAGAAAGCGAAGAAGCCGGGCCTGCTCGGTTCGCTGCTGCCGATCGCGGGCGGCATCGCCGGGTCGTTCTTCGGTAATCCCGCGCTGGGGTCGATGCTCGGCAGCGCGGCGTCGGGCGGCTTGAACAAGTCGTCGAATCATTACCTCGGGTAGACATCCATGCCACGCGCGGTGACACGCAGCAGCTACGGTTTCGGCTCGGACACCAACGGCCCGATCGGAGCCGAGGACTTCGACGAGGAGCGCGAGGCGATCAAGCGTCGCCGCCTGCTGCTGGAGTCGATGCTGTCACAGAGCCAGACCAAAGGCATGACCGGCTTGGCCGGGGGCTTGGCGAATCTCGCGCTCGGCGTCACCCGAGGCATCCACAACAAGTCGCTGGATGAGCAGGACAAGGAACTCGCGCAGCGCCGCTCCGAGGCCGCGCAGCGATGGCTGACTGAACGCCCGCCGGATATCCCCGCGCAGGAGGAAGTCGTCGGCACCGGCCCGCTCGCGCTGCCGCCGGGAGCGCCGGGAGTCGATCAGGCACCGCCCCCGCCGCCTGCGGCAGAGGCCGACGCGGTGGAGATGCCGCCCGCCAACAACATGACGCCGGACTCACCTGCGGGGTGGGTTGGGTCGGGTAATGCGTTGAACATGTTGCCGCGCGGCATCACGGGCGACAACTTCGTGGCGAACAGGGCCGCTACGCCATTCCTCCCCGCGCCGCTGCGCGACACCGCAGCGTGGGCCGCGCAGGGCGCGGGTTTCTCGCCGTGGACGGCGGCGGTGGCGAAGCACGCGATGGATAGATCGATCGATGCGCCGATCGAAGCTGAGAAGGCGCAACTCACGCGTGAGGAGAAGGCTGCGGAGAAAGCGCGCGATCGCGTGGCTCGCGAGCAGGAGAAGGAATATCAACGCATCGAAACGGCGCGCTTGGCGGCGGAACGCGCCGCCGATCGTCGCGCCGATCAGGATGCGCGTTCCGCCGACCGTATCAATGAGAATACGCAGCGGGCCATCGATCGCGCGACATTTGCGGCGGGGATCGCGGGGGCCGCAGAAAAAGGAACGTGGGTCGATGCCGGTACATCACCAAGCGGCAACTTGCTGCTACGGAAAGGCACTACGCTGGTCGAGATGGTCGATGGTTCGCCGGTCCCCTACAAGGGGGAAATCGTCGGTAAGGGCGAGGCGAAGGCGGTCGAGAAGGCGATGGATTCCGCTGCGCAGTTGAAGTACACCGAGGACTTGGCGAAGCGCGCGGCTGATCCGACGAACGCCAAGGCGTTCAGCACTAAGGCGAACATCAGCAGCGTGCTTTCCGGCAAGACGGAAGGCTTCATCAGCGAAGAGGCATTCCAGAAACTCACCGACGCGCAAAGCAACATTCGTGGCGAGGTCGGGCGCAACTTTGCGGAGTTGATGCATAAGCTGTATGGCTCCGCGTACACCGCGAACGAGAAGGCGTCGGCGGCGCGCTTCGCGGTGCTGCCCGGCATGGATGCGAAGACCGTTACGCGTAAGCTGAATCAGCAGGTGGAGTTCCACCGACAGATGGAGGAGAAGTACGGGGCGAAGGTCCGTGAAGCCGCCAAGCTGCGGTCGGGGAACAAAACGGTCGATGTGACTTACTGATCATGGCGTACACCATCCGCACCAAGGACGGCATCATCATCGATGACGTTGACGACAGCGTTGATCCGAATTCGGACGAGATGAAGGCTGTCGTCGCGAGGAAACGCGAGCAGCGTGACGCAGCAGCGGCTCCTGCACCAGAGCCGGGGTTCGGAGAGCGGTTCAAGAGCAACGTCAGCGATGTGCTGTCGATCCCCAGCGAGTTGCGGAGCGGCGCGCAGCGCTCGCTCGCTGCTACCGGGCGCGGTATCCGCCAAGGGGCGGCGTCGCTTGGGCTTGGCGACCCAGAGGCGGCGCGTCTCGCGCAGTTGAAGGTGGAACAGGAGGAAGCGGGGAACCCGCCGTCATTCACCTCCGACGTGGGGAAGGCGGTCACCGACGTTGCGCCGTGGATGGCGGGCGGCGCGCTCGGTATCCCCGCGCTGGCGGGGCGCGGTGCAGCCATGCTGCCGCAGGCGGCGAAATACGCAGGGATGATCCCGAAATGGATGAGTAGCGTCGCGGGTGGCGCGGCAGGCGGCGCGGCGCAGGCTCCGTTTGAGCCGACCAGCGGCGAGTACGATCTTGGCGATAAGGCAGAGACGGGCGCGCTGTGGGGCGCAGCGACCTCGCCGCTGGGGCATCTGGCTGGAAGACTGTACGCGCCTTTCCGCAATGCCGGGCGCGGCCCCACCGCAATTCAAAACGCCGATCGGCTCAACGCGGAGGGGTTGCCGAATCAAATTCCCGCGACGCAGACCGACGACACCATGATCCAGCACATGACTAACGCCTTGGAGCAGATTCCGTGGCTCGGGTCTGCGGTGAAGAAGGCGCGGGACGTGAATCTCGGCTGGCTGACGAGCAAGAAGACGGCGGGCACCGGCAAGGCGGTGAGTGAACTGTCTCCCTCCGCGCGCGAGGAGATGTTCAATCGATTGGATGCGGAGGGGAACGCTTTCCGTACACAAGACCCGATCGTGATGTCTCCGGTGAGCGCCGCCGCGAAGCAGGCGGCGGATAACGTGAGTACTTACGCGCAGGCCACGTCCCAAGCAGGCGGCACGCGTCCGCTGCGCGCTGCCGAGAAGACGCTGGCTGATCGCACCGTGCCGATGCGCCCGAATCTTCCCGCTGGTGTTCCGGCTCCTCCCCCGCCCGGCGTCGGTATGCCCGGCCCAACGCGCACGGTGCCGCAGATTCGCACCGCCGACGAGGTGATGAACCTCCGCAATGCCGCGAGCGAGTTGGCGTACAACGAGAAAGACCCGGTGTTGCGCGCTGCGTACCGGGATTACAAGCGGTCGCTGGAAGACAAGCTGCGCGACGTGCATGGCTCCGATCGTTTCGATGATTGGCTGAAGCAATGGGGGCAGATGGAAGAAGTGACGCGCGCAGCGGGCGGTGGGGGTGAGTTTCTGAAGCGCGGGAAGCTGACACCGGAACGGCTGGCGATGAATCTGGAAGACAGCTTCCGCCCCGGCACCGAGATGGATAAGCTGGTCGCTGCTGCGCGAGGCAATATGCCGACGCCGCCCCCCGGCAGCAACCGCGCGCTGGCGACGGCGATCCTGCTGGGCACGGGTGGGGCCATTGCGGGCGGGGGCGCGTTGACGAATGGCGGATGGGGTGCGCTTCCTCCCGCGACTCTCGGGGCGGCGTTGGCGGCGGGGCTGTCGCGCAAGGCACCCTCGCAGGCGAAGCTGGATGCGTTCCGACGCATGGTGATGGCGGGCGCGATCGTGAACAACCCGTTCAACGAGTAGCTAGGGATACATCCATGTCACGCGACGCGAGCGGTCAATACTTCCTCTACGGGCCGAAGAACCCGGTACAGCCCAACACGATCATCGAAACCGAGTGGGCCAACCCCACGCTGGACGATGTCGCGGCGGCGCTGACTGATTCACTCTCACGCTCGGGCAAGGGCGGCATGGCCGCACCCCTCGCGATGGGCGGCTTCCGCATCACCGCGCTCGCAGCGGCGATACAGGCCGCTGACGCGCCGAGGGCTGATCAGGTGCGGGACAGCGCCCTGCTGCTGATCAACGGCGCGGCGTCGGATGCGACCGGGAACTTCTATACCGGCTCCACGGCGCTCACCGCGCCGCCGGTCTACGGCACCTTCTATGTATTCACCGCCGACAAGGACAACACCGGGGCGATGACGCTCGCGGTGAACGGCAACTCACCGCTGCCGATCCTCGTCAACGGCTCCCCGGCCCCGGCGGGCGTCATCCGCACCAGCGCCATCGTCGAGGTGATGTTCCAGAGCGGGGCGTGGCGTCTGGTCAACAGCGCGGGGGCCACCAGCACCATCAACTCGGTGTCCTCGGACGACGTGGACGTGATCAGCGTCACCAACAACCCCGCGCTGGCGCTGGCAACCCTCAACATCCACAAGAACATCCCGCTCGGCCTCGTCAAGCTGGACGGCAGCGCCAAGGTGCCGATCGCGCAGATGCCGTTCACGGCGCTGGACTACATCGGCATGTGGAACGCGGGACCGGGGACCAACCCCGCCGCTGCGCTCGACGGCCAGTTCTACCTGATCGTCGGCGCGGGCAACCTTACGTTATTCCGCTTCAACGTCGGCACCAACACCTACGTCGCGCAGGTGACGGCGTGCGTCGTCGGTGACCAGATCGTCTACAACACGGTCAACACGGCGGCGCAGCCGATCGGCTGGTATTACTCCCCGGCGGCGATCGTCCCGGTGCTGGCGGCGAACGTCAGCGTGGTGCCGACGCCGACCATCCCCGGTGCCACCGCGCAGTCGTGGTTCAACAACGCCGATCCGATCATCGCGGGCAAGGTCAACAAGGCGGGAGACACCCTCACCGGGCCGCTGCTCCAGCCCGCCGCCCCGGCCACCGGGCCTGCGCTCGCCAACAAGCAGTACGTCGATGACCAGATCGGCCTGCTGCCGACCTCGGTGGCCTCGGTCAATGGCCGCAGCGGGGCCGTTGTGCTGCTCGACACGGACGTTACGGGGGCACTTGGCTATACCCCAGCCAACAAGGCCGGGGACGCGTTCACAGGCCCGATTTCGGCCCCTACGGTCAATGCCGGGGACTTCGTCGCGACCGGCTTCGTCAACGCCAAGGGCTACATCCAAGACGAGTTCATCGTCACGCTGGCCGGGACGGAGATCGACTTCACCAACGGGCAGTCGCAAATCATCACCCTCGCCGCGCCGGTCACCATCACCGCCATCAACAACGTCCCGGTCGGCAGCATGTTGCGCCTCGTCCTGATCGGCACCACCAACACCGTGACGTGGCCCGCGACGGTCAAGTGGCCCGCCCCCGGTGTCGCGCCGAGTCTCGCCGCCGGGTCGCTGGACAAGGCGATCGTGGTGCTGGAGTGGGACGGCACGGATTTCCTCGCCTCGTCCTCGGTGTATTGATCCATGCCTTACCTGCCCGAGGTCTGTACCACCAGCGCCGCCCCGGCCACGGCGGTGAATCAGGGCAGCGGCACGCAATCGTGGGCGAACCCGGCGCAGGCCTTGAGCGGCACCACCGGCTCGACGGCCACCATCCCCACCCCCGCCGATAACTCGGTCACGCTGCGCTGCTCCAACGGCAACGTCGCCGCGTATGCGCCGATTGCCGACGACGCCATCATCACCAAGTTCATCGTAACGTGGGACGTGCGGGGCACCCGCACCGGATCGTTCCAACCCAACTACGAGTGGGACTTGTACGACGGCACCACGACCCGTGACTCAGGCCCGGCCCCGGCCAGCACGCCCACCAGTTTCACCCCGGTGACCCAGACCTTCGCCGCGCCATTCATCAACGGGGCCACCATCTCGGGGGCGCAGTTGAAGGCGGGCAATTTCGGCGTCGGCTTCAAGTCGCAGGGCAGCAATCCGGGGTCGATCGTGATCCGCAATGTGCGGATGAGCGTGTGCTACCAGAACCCAGACGTGCCCGCAGGCGGCGGTCTGCTCTTCAGCGAGGCTTAAGACATGCCGCTCGTTAACCGCGCCCCGATCGACGACGCCACCGGCAAGCTCAAGGTCACCGCCACGATACCCACGGCGGCATGGCCTAGTCTTGGCGGCATGACCTACGACCCGGTGACGGGCGAGCTTGCGGTGATCGACGCGGTACCCGCCGCGAACGATCCTTGGGTGGGCGGCATCCGCTTCACGCATCTCGGCTCCATGTATGTCACCACCGCCTTGCCGTCACCGCTGTTCTACATCGGCGGGATCGTGGTCAGCGCCGATGGCCGGGTGTTCTTCAGCAGCAACCCACCGCTGTACGCGGTGGGTGGATGGCCTATCGCAGCGGATGGTGGTGTGGCCGGTGTCGGCAGCGGCGTGGCTCCGGTGCCGATCTTCTTCGCCCCGCTCACCACCTCGCTCATCCCCACCCTCGCAGGGAACCCCACCTTCACTTTCACGCGGGCGACGACGGCGTACGTCACCGACAACGAGGGCATCCTCCGCAACGCCATAGCAAGCGAGGCGCGGTTCCAAGGTGCGCGACGGGTGCAGAATTACGTCACTAGTAGTCAAGATGCTTCGGGTGCGGCGTGGATCAAGACGTCATCGACCGTGACCTTTGGGGCTACTGGCCCCACTGGATTGGCCGATGCGAACACTGTGACTGCGACTGTTGCAGGTGGGTTCACCTACACGCAAAACGGGCTGTTGAACGGCAAGATTGGGGTCAATAGCGTATGGATTCGGCGTCGTACTGGAACAGGGACAGTAGCGCTCACTAACACCAACAATGCAAATATCGACATAACTGCTCAACTTGACGGAACGTGGAGGCGGTTTGCTACGGCCCCCGTTGCTGTAGCATCAGCGGCTCTAAAAATTCAATTGAGCACTTTAGGGGATCAGGTTGACTTTGCCTATGCCCAAATGGAGGACGTGACCGGTCAAGTAAATCAAGCTCCCGCCGAGTACGTCTCCCGTGGCGTGCTGGCCGCTCCCTTCCACGGCAACGCGGTGGACGGGGTCAAGTATTTCGGCACCACGAATGGCAACAGCGTCGCCGCCAATGTGGTCACCGAGGCAGCGGGCACCGCGATCGACCCGGCGACCATGCTGGGCTACGTCGCGGAGAACTTGGCGACCAACCTGTGCCTGCGTTCGCAGGAGTTCGATAGCGCGACATGGTCTAAGACCAACGCCACGGCGACCCCGAATACGCAGGCGGCACCGGACGGTACGCTGACCGCCGATGTATTCACCGACGATGCGACAAGCGGCATGCACCGCATATTTCAATCTATCACTCACATCGCGCTCACGGGCTATACCTTCAGCGTGTACGCCAAGGCTGGGACGTTGCAATGGATGCAGGTATTGGCGGCGGCGAATACCACATCGCGTTGGGCCAACTTCGATCTGGTCAACGGCGTTGTCGGCAACAAGGAAGCCAGCGTCGTCGCCACCATCACCGCCCTGCCCAATGGCTGGTATCGCTGTTCGATCACCTACACCGCAGAGGCAGTTGGCGGCGGGAATGTACAAATCCTATCTTCACTAACTAACGTAGCCGCCGCGTTACCCACCTACGTCGGCACCGGCCAGACGATGTTCCTGTGGGGAGCGCAGGTCGAGGCTTTCGAGCAGGCCACCTCGTACATCCCCACCACTACGGCGGCGGTGGCGCGGAACGTGGACAACCTGACCTACCCCATCGCCACCAACCTCGACTTCTCGGTCGCGGGTACGCTGTACTCTGAGTTCTTCATGCGGGCGGCGATCACTCCGCAACGCCGGATGCTGCACTACACGATCCAGAACCGCACGGCGCAGCGCGTCACGCCGCTGTTCAACATGGACAGCCCCGGCGGCGTGGTGTCCGTCGCCAACGCGGTGCAGTACGGCAACGTGCTGAACAAAGGCGTGGTCGCGTTGAGCGGGGCCACCGGCAGCGCCTGCCTCAACGGCGGCACGGTGGGCACGGGCGCGGCTGCGGGCTTCTCCCCCTCGGGCAGCATGGAGGTCGGCAACACCGCGCTGCCGGTGTACGGGAACCTACGCAACGTGAAGTTCTACGCCACCCGGCTCACCGACGTGCAACTGCAAGGACTGACCGCATGAAACGCGATCCTTGGCTCATCGCTGCGACACTTGCCTACGTCGTAGGCTGGCCGCTATGGGTCGGCTATCTCGTCTGGGTGGCAAAATGAGCGCCGTCTGCACCCGCCTCGTTGCCTTCGCTGGCCCGACCGCCGACCCGCAAGACCCGACCGATCCGCAACAACTTCTCGTCCAAGGTCGCGTCGGGGTCAACATCGAACCGACCATCATCAAGCAGGGGCCAGCGCCGTTGGCTGGCACCACCGACTTCTGGGACGTGCTGGTGTATCCGATCTTCGACAAGTCGCCCTACGTCGTCCTGCATGAAGCGGAGTTGCAGGACGACGGCAGCATCATCATCAAGCGCGACTTGTTCGGCCCCGGCGATTACCCGCTGACGTGGGCGGGCTGGCCGATCCCCGGTGATCCTCCCCCACCGCCCGAAGGAGAGCCGACCGCTACGCCACCGACCGTGGTGTTGACGCCAATGGAGAGAAGCGCCTTGGCGTATGTTCGCAAGGCGAAACGCAAAGGAGTGAAACCATGACGCTCGGATTATTGTTCTGGATTCTCATGCTGCTGTGGCTCGTTGGCTACGGCTACGGGACGTTTCGCGGGCCGGTGGCTTGGCAGGTGGCGGGGCCGAACCTGCTGCTATTCATCCTGCTGCTCATCCTCGGCTGGAAGGTCTTCGGCAGTCCGATTCAGTAGCTGCATAGATGGGCCTGCAAGATCACCTCGCGTCGTTGCGCGATATCGGGCGCGGTGTCGCCCGTGGCGCGGCGTCGCTGCCAGCCGATCTTGCATGGCTCTCCAACTACGTCCTGCCGCTGCCGGGGCGCGGTGAGCGCCTTGAAGCGTCGGAGCGCATGTCGGAGCGAGCCAAGGCGCTCGCCACCGCGCTCGTCGGTGAGAAGGAAGGCGCCGGCATCGCGCAGACCGGGGGCGAACTCGCTGGCCCGCCGCTCAAGACCGGCCTCAAGGGGCTGGCGATGGTCGGCGCACTCGGCCCCGATCTCATCAAGGGGTGGAAGTGGCGCAACGCTGCCGACGTGCAGAAGGAACTGGGGCTTACCGAGGTGCCCGCGCACGTCCAGAAAGAGTTCGGCCCATTCATGCAGCAGCAGGCGGCGCGAGCGAAGTCAGGCGACCTCGACGTAGACGATCTACAAAAGGCATACGCGATCACCACCGGCTCCATCGGGCGGCGGTCGCGTGACATACCGTACCGAGGCAATATCCGCCCCGAGGACTACATAGCTGATTGGCTGCTGTCGAGTGCGGGTCGGGATTATCGTGCCGCCGCGCAGCAAGGGGTGGCCGATCCGAAAGCCATCAGCAACTTGACGGAAGGGTTCGCGCCGTTCGGCAAGGCCGAGTCCCTCGGCAGGGACTTGACCTACGGCGCGGAGAACCTCGGCGCGAAAGCACAGCAGCTTGGTCCGGCGCTTGGCGGCAGCGTCGAGGATTGGCACAAGTTCGCGCAGGACATACCGTGGATCGGCCCCGCCAAGTCGGGGTTCTTGGCGTCGCTGCTTGGGCGCGGCGACATCCCGGTGCTGGATGCACGGCAGCTTGCGCTGCACGCGCCGGATACGAAACATGAGGCGGGGAAATTCTTTCGTCGCGGTGGCGGCGAGGGCGGCAACCAAGCAGTCGATCGGCTCGCGGCGCGGCAGAAGGCGATGGCGCTTGCGCTCGACCCGTCGCTGGAGCCGTTCTACCAATCGCTGACGCATCACAGCGTGTGGGATAAAGTGGCGGGCACGGTCACACCGCACGCCGAGATCACCGAGGCGATGCTCGACCTACAGCGGCGCGGTAGCCCGCCACGGTTCAGCGCGAAGCACGGCATCGGCGCGACCCCCAACAACCGCAACATCGATTACATGGGGTTCCAGACGACGATGCCCGCGTCGAAGTTTCTGGAGTTGGCCCCTCCGGTGCATCACGATCCAGAGTCGTTGGCCTTTCTCCAGAAAGCGTTGACGGAGGGGCGACCGCTGGGTCAGCCTTTCCTCGACTCGCGCTGGAATGAGGCGCGCAAGACGTGGGACATCACAGGGCACGAAGGTCGGCATCGATCACATTCGATCGCACAGATGTTCGGCCCCGAGTCGGAGATTCCTGTGCATGTGTTCCCCGGCGGCGGGATGCGCGCTCGGCATATCACCGATGAGATGAGAACGGCTCCGTTCGTAGATCAGACCACCGTGCGGCGGGAAGCGGATGAGGCGTACCGCCGGGAGAAGTTAGCAAAATTGTTGCGGGGCGAGGAAGATTGAGTACATGGTCGATAGCAACAAGCCGGTCGAGGTGCGCCTCGCTCTCCTTGAAGCGCGGATGCGCGTCGTCATCCTTGCGCTGGAGGGTATGATCGTCGCCTTCGTCACCGCGCTGATCGCGTTTTTCTTCGGGAGGTAGTCATGCGAATCGTCGCCGCGCTATGCATGTCATGCATAACTGGATGCGCCACCACCATCGACCCCAACTTCGTGTTGCAGATGGAAGCGTACCGGCTGACGATAACGTCGCAGCGCGAGGTCGATGTGGCGAAGGCGCGAGCCGACGAGGCGCGGTACATCGCGATGGCGCAGATCGCGGAGCGCAGCGATCAACAAACGAAGAGCATGGCGATCATGGCGCTGGCCCTCGTCGGTCGCAGCGACGGGCACGCGCAGAACATTGCCGTGCAACTGCCGCGCATCCCCGAGACACAGGAGGATCGCGCGTTGAAATGGGCGGCGGTGTTCGCGGGACCGACGACGGCCTTGGTGTCGTCGTATTTCGGTTATCAACTCGGGAAAGTACAGTCGAACAACCAAGCCACCACCACACAGGCGTCCTACGCCGCGCTCGCCGCGTTCAAGCCGGTGCCGCAGGCGCTGTTGCCGACCAGCATCACCAACATCCACACCGAGAACGACATCACCAACCGCGATGGGTTCGTCCTCGTCGGCGGGCCGGGGCAGAACGCGCCGACTACCGGGACGCAGGACAACAGCCCGGTGGTCGTGGTTCCTCCGGTGGTGGTGGTGCCCCCGGTGTTTGTTCCGGCGGCTCCTTGACCGAAGCCAGCCGATCGATCTGCCGCAGCAGCGTCTTCCACGGCAGGCCGGTGGTGGGGCAGACAGAAAGACGGCGCGTGTTATCGCGCCGCTCCCTGTGGATCGAAACCTTGCCGCAGTACTGGGTAACCCGCCTGCCGCAAAGGTAGCAGAGGGTCACCGCCGACGCGCGACGCCTGCGCCTACCAGCGCCAGCCCCATCAGCGCCAGCGTGGCAGGCTCCGGCACCTCTTGGGTGATCAGGGCTTGCGCCCGACCGACCAGCACGCTCTCGTTACCCGCTACGCCGTCCCACGCCGTCAGCACGCCGCTGGTGCCGAGGCTCATGCTGTGCAGCCCTGCCGCCGCGAACGGCCCGCCGACGCTGTAGGCGAAGGCGTCGGCATCACTCCCTGCCGCATCCGCAAAACTGGCAAGCAGAAGGCCGGGGAGGTCGAGCGGGCTGTCCGCGCCCTGCGCGTTGGCGGGATCGCCGTACCATGACAGGTTGATGGTCGAGCCGTTGGCGCTCTGCCACGTTCCGCTGCCGCTTGCGGAGAAGTTGTTGACCGGGCCGAGGAAATTGATCCCGCTGACGGCGAAAATGACACTTGCGGCGGCGAGGTTGTGGTTGATGAACTGGAACGAGGAGGTGTTGAGGAAGTTGGTGGTGCCGATGGTCTGGAACTGCGAGGAGCCGACGATCTCCACCCCGTTGAAGGTCTGGTTGGCGATCTGGAGTTGGCCCACGGCGAGGTTGGTGTCGCACGCGGCCTGATCGGCGCAGTTGAACAGCATCCCGTTGATGTTGGCCGAGAGTTGCAGGATGGCGGACGCCGGGGCAGCGAGCGCCGCAAGGGCAAGAGCGAGCAGGAGTTTCTTCATGGCATGTCGCCTTTCTTTACAGGAGGGGGCAAAACAGGGGGTTGCGGGACAACCGAAGCAAGACCCGCGCCAACGTGGGCGGGGTAGCCGAGACACGCCGCCAGCAGGCACGCCGCTGCCGGATCGCCCACCTGCTCGACACGGGGGCCGGTGACGTGATCACGGCGCGGCTTATGCGGTGTCACGTCTTCGGCTCCTTCAGCGCGGCGTCGAGGGCTGCGAGACAACCTGTCGAGTGTGTCTCTGGCGCTCCCGCGACCCAATCCGCTTTGCACAGTTGGCAAAGGTGATGCGTAATCGCGTAGCTACGCGGGTCTTTGGTCATACCGTGTATTACTTCTCCCCGCAGCAACTCCCGCAGCGCATCAGCGCGGGCCTCGGCTTGCTCGGCGCGGTCCAGCGCAGCATCTCGCTGCCGCAGCCAGTCGCTTCCAGTACGTTCTTGCTCCGCCAACTCTGCCGTCAGCGCGGCGATGCGGTCGCGGGCCATCGCCACTGCTTCGCGGTCAAGCACAATAAATTGGTGCATCACGATTGAGTTCAGCCTCGCAATCAGCGCGTCGGCGGGCGCAGGGGGCGGCGGCACCTGTGCGTCGTACATGGCTCGCCACACCTGCTTTGCTGTCGGGCGGCAGTCAGCCTCAGCGTAATGTTGCAGCACGCGATAGCCCGCCATGTCCATCGCCTCAGTCGGCTCTCGCGGCGGCGCGGCGGTCATTTCGGCTCCTTCAGCGCGGCGTCGAGGGCTGCGAGACAACCGGGGACGTGCTGCTCCCCGCCGTCCCCAAAGTAAGTCTTGCATAGGTTGCAGATGCGGCGGTCGATGACTGCATTGCGTAGCGCATCTCGCATCGCATCAGCGCGGGCCTCGGCCTTGGTGGCGCGGATCAGCGCGGCGCGTTCGGCATGGATTCCGTCATTCGCCAATTCCTGTAGCTTGTCCCGCTCTGCCGTCAGCGCGGCGATCCTGTCTACACCTTGCCGCAACCCTTCATGCTGCATTGCGTTGTCTCGGTCCAGCGCGGCGATGCGGTCACGGCAGTCGATGAGTAAATCGCGCACCGCGTCATGTTGGGCAAGCTCGGGATTGAACAATCCCCCGGTGGAGAGATAGCCAGTTATCCTCGCAATCAGCGCGTCGGCGGGCGCAGGGGGCGGCGGCACCTGTGCGTCAGCATACAGGCACCGGCCTACGTTGGCGCAGGCCATCGGCGTCCAACGACATTGCTGCGGCTTGCACGGCTCTCGCGGCGGCGCGGCGATCTTCTCGTTCATTTCCATCCTCCCTCGAAAGCACACATCAAGACGTACAGCACGAACGCCCACACCGCGATGATCAGCAACGCTTCAAGAAGTCGGCGCAGCATGGTTGTATGGATGGGGGGTGCGGGCACTTACGGTAGCCCCCCGTCTACCCTCTAGGAGCGGCGGCACGACCTATCCGCCCCCGAATGCCCGCTGCGGGTCATCACGGCCCTACGATAAATGGATTGTCCGGCGGCGATGCGCTGTCGTTCGACTCGCCAAGGGGTTTGCTGTTCAAGATGGTCACCGTCGCCGCGTCGATCGGCGTAACCACGGTCTGCGCGATGCTCACCGGGATGCGGAACCCGCGCGATGACGGCTTCATCACGCCCCCGACGTTGATCGGCTTCAGCGGGTTGACGTAGTGGTACGGCTCCCACTCGGGGAACATCTTCTTCATCAGTCCATGCAGCCGGGCGTAATTCGGGCTGCTGTTGTTGCCGCTGCTCACCGCGCGCAGCAGCACCTCGGACGGGGCGAAGTGATAAGGCACGTTGTTGAGGACGAGGGCCGCGCCGCGCTGCACGTCGAGCAGCACCGTTTCGATCGCATCCTCCCACGGGTCGCGGGCGATGCGGGCATCCAGCACCGCCAGCGTCAGGCTGTCGTCCACCCACCACTCGGCCCCGGCGTCGAGCCGCACCTTGGCTTCCGCGAACAACTGATCGCGGTTGGCTTCGATCCAATCGATATCCACCTTGTTGCCGCAGGCGATCGGCCAGAAGCGGCGGTTGCCGGTGAGGTCGCGCAGGTACAGGTCTTCGTTGGTGGTGCCGACGATGATGAACCGGCGCGGCTTGACCTCGGCCTTGCGCCCGTAGGGGGCGCGGATCAGATCGACGGCGGTGGAGAGCAGCCCCTTGACGAAGGCGAAGTCGGCGTATTTGTAGGCACCTAGCTCGGCAAGGTCGAAAATGAGGCTCCTGTGCGCGGCGAGCAGAAAGTCCTTGTTATCCATCTTGTCGGTCGTCTCGACGTACCAGCGCCCGCCCAGAGCCTTCAGCGAGCGAGATTTGCCGATGCCCTGCTTCCCCTCCAAGATCAGCATGGTCTGCATGTCGCAGCCGGGCCGGTACACCCTTGCAACGAGGCCGACCAGCCACGCCTTGCCGATGGCGCGGGTGTAGGGATCGTCCACCGCGCCCCACCCGCGCACGAACATCGACTCCAAGCGATCGACGCCGTCCCACTTCAAGCTATCGACATATGCATGGATGGCGTTGCGGTGGCGGTGCTGGTCAGCGGCGAGCGCAGCGAAGGCGTTCTTGATCTTGGCCGGGGAGAAGCTGTGGTTGATGTGCGCCTGAAACCATTTCGGCTGCTTGTCGATGAAGGCGTCGGTGACCGGCTGCGGCGTGTCGCTGGTGACCGTCTCATACATCATGTCTTCGCTGTCTTCGATCCAGATGCGGTCCTTGTACCGCTCATGCATGTCGAGGACGCGGCCTGCCGCCGCCTCGTTGGTGATCAGCGCGTCGTCGTTGGTCGGCAAGTCGAGGTAAGCGATCAGCGACGGGCGATCCTCCTGCAACTCGCCGCGATCGAACGTCAGCCGCTGCAAACTCTCATACGCCGCCACCCGTTGCTGCACCGAGTGGGCCATCAGCCAATCGTCGATGCCCTTCACGGTCGGCGGCACCACGACGAACGAGACGCGGATGCCGCGCCGCACCAGCGCCCGGCGCAGCGAACCCGCCGCCTGCTCCACGTTGCGATTCGTTCGCATGTCGGCGTCGAACACCACTTCCACCCGATCGCCCGCTTGTATGATCTCCAGCAGCGCGGGATGCACGTCGAACGAGCCGTCCCACGCCCGCACCACGCCGTTGTAGCAGCCGCCGATACCGATCGCCAGCCGCGCGCAGAACAGCCCCACCGCCACCGCTTTCTTCTCGCCCTCGGTGAGGCAGAACAGTTTGCCGTCGCCGTGGGGCGGCGGGATCGCGCGCACCTGCGCCCACGTCAGCCCCGTCTGCACGGAGGTGAAGCGGCGTTGCAGGATGAATGGATTGAGGTAGGGGTAGGTGGTGTCGGTTTCGGGTCGGCCTGCTGCGATCGCCTGCTCTTTCGACGGCTGGTTGTACTTGCCGCGATCGGGGCGCGGTATCTCCAGCCGCTCGCGGTACATGAACGGATGCGGCGTGCCGTCCGGTAACCAGTAAGGAATCTTGTACTGCGAGGTGGTGGGGGCGAAGGGGTTCGGTGTTTCGATCGACGATAGGTCGGTGGCGACCAAGCCCGAGCGGGCGAGGTCCGTGTCCATGAAAGACATGAGAACTCCCAGAGGTACAGCGGGCGGGACGGTTGGTTACGATAGGGCATGAGCGGTCTAGTTTCAAGCGGGTACTGCGGACGCTACAGGTTGTGTTTTCGGTCGCTTCATCGCCGCCAACAGCGCGCTCTGCGTCGCGTCCTTGTCGGCCAGCACCGCCGCCACGCGCTCTTCGATCGACCCTGCGGCGACGATGGTATGCACGAACACCCGATCATGGGGATTGCCCTGCCGCCACACACGCGCGGTGGCCTGCGTCTTGAATTCAAGGTTCCACGTCGGCCCGTACCAGATGACGTGCTGCGCGCGGTCTTGCAGGTTCAGCCCCCACCCCGCGCTCGCCGGATGCGCGAGCATGTAGCGCAAGCGCCCGGCGTTGAAGTCATCGACCATTGCCTTCGCCTTGGTGTCGCTCACATCGCTCAACGACGGCACGCCGCCGAGCAGCTTGCTGATGCGCTCCTTGTCCTCCACGAATTCGTAGAAGATCAGCGCGGGCGCGCCCTGCAACTCGGCCAGCAACGCTTCCAGCGCGTCCAGCTTCGCGGCGTGCATGAACGCCGGGCCGGTGGGGGTGTAGATGAAGCCGTTGGCGATCTGCCGCAGCTTCATCGACAGCGCGCCCGCATGTACCGCCGACGCCTCGCTGCCGTCGTCGAGCAGGACGTAATACCTCTTCTCCAACTCCTCGTAGGTTACCCATGCGTCGGCAGGCATATCCACCGGGATGATGTTTTCGATCAGCGCTGGCATGTCGAGGTGATCGACCGCGTCCTCACGCAGTACAGAGGGTTTGAGCCTTGCATCGATGACCGGCGCGCTGCCCGGCTTCAGCTTCCAATCGGGGAAGTTGTAGCCCTCGTCCTGAAAATACATGTTGCGGTACTTGGTGATGTAAGGCTCCAGCGCCCCACCGCGATCCATGAGGTAGGACTGCGCCCACAGGTTGAGGTAGCCGTTGGGGGCTGGAGTGCCGGTGAGCGTGATGCGGCGCTTGAACATTTCCAAGATCGGCTTCGCCATCTTGAACCGCGCGCTCATGTGATTGCGGTAGTTGCTCGACTCGTCGAAGACGATCATCTCGGCGTGGATGGCCGGGAGCAGGTTGCGGGTGATCAAATCCTTGAACCCCTCAAGCGTGCATACATAGATGTCGGCGTCGATCGACAGCATCGCATCGCGCTTGGCCGGGGTGCCCTGCAACACCACCATGCGAAGCCCGGCGAAGTCGGCCCACTTGTTCTTCTCGCCGGGCCAGACCATTGCCGCCACCCTCGGAGGGGCGACGACGAGCATCCGCGTCACGAAGCCGCGCGTCTTCAGCACTTGGAACGCGCCGAGGACGCAGGAGGTCTTGCCGCAGCCGGGGGAGAACCACAGGCCGCAGTTGGAGGTGGTGACGAGGTAGCGCATCGCTTCGATCTGGTAGGCGTGCGGGTGCCATTGTTGGCTCATCATCGCCCCCTCTCGTCGCACATGCACAGCAGCCCGGCTTGGACGAGCCGCATGGATTGCCGCTCCCACAGCGCGCCTGCGTAGATGCCTAGTAACCAGACGCCGAAGAACGCGACGCAGAAGATCAGGATTTGTGTTGCGGGTTTCATGGTGATGCTCCTAGATGGCACGGTTGAAAATCAACGACAGGTGATAGGCGGCTTCCTCTTTCCCACTTACAACATCGACACGCCCCCCGGCCTTCTTCATCTCCCGGTGGGTCAGCGATTGGATCGGCGTCGGCTTGCTGCGGAGGTTCATCTTCACCTCGACGAAGTACACGCGCCCGAGGTAGATGATCAGCACGTCGGGGATGCCCCGGCGGCTCGGTGAAGTGATCTTCACCGCGAACCCGCCTGCCTTGCGTACTTGCTGAATCAGGTACGCTTGCAGCGCGTTTTCACGGATCAGCTTTGTGCGGGGGTGCATTAGGTAAAATCTCCGCTCAACCTAATCACGCGTAGCCGATGATCGACTTCGATCGTAAACTCATCACACCACGGCGACGGCTCAAGGAAAGCCCGCCCATTCGGCGCGCACAGCAGAACGAAGTACGTCGGATACCGTAACAGCGTCCACGCCAAGCGCAGCCGGAAAGCCACGGATTGCGTCGGCGGTGCAGGCACCCAACGCAGATTATCCGAAGTCACACGGACCTCCCTTCGCCTTGGCGAACCCGCACCAGTTGCAATGCCGCCCCGGTGTCGCCGGATACAGGTCGTCGTTCAACAACGGGCGTGCAAACTCGGTGAATTCCTGCTTCAGCCGGGGGAGCGCGCTGCGCTTGGCGACGTAGCCGGGGCCGGGCGACGGGGCCAAGTCCAGATACCAGTTCTCGGTTCGCACCTCCTCGGCCTCGGGATACATGATGAAGCCCGCCAGCGCGTAGAGCCGTAGCTGGGTGCCGTGCTCGGGGTACACTTTGCCGGTCTTGAATTCGGTGACTTGCACGATGTTCGGCGGCATCAGGTAGTGGGCGTCGATGACGATGCGCCCCCACACGTTCGGCGCGTACCACTCGGTCGGTAGCCAATCGATTGTGAACGCCAACTGCTTCTCGGACTTCGCGCCGCGCGCCCGCAACTCGTCGATCTTCGCCAGCCAATCGGGCCGCAGCAGGTTCTGATCGACGCCGTGATCGATGCGCGCCGCGCACGCCTTGTGGATTTGTTGCCCCCTATCCATTGCCGGGGTGGCGTCCGATATCCGGTCGATCTTGCTGAACTTGATCTTCTTCGGGCAAGTGGCATGGTTGCTGCACGCGGAGTAAGACCACGCCTTCTGCTTCGGGTAGATGGCGACGTTGAGATTCGTCATCGCGAACGGGTTGTTCATTGCAGTTTCTCCGGTGGCGTCGTGGCCGCAAGGGTTGCGTCCTCGGTTTCGAGGATATGCATTGCGGCCTTGGTGATCATGTCGCGCGCCATCTCCTCATGGGCGTTGCCGGTGGCGCGCATCGATATGCCGATCTCGACCTCGTTGGCGAACGGCTCAAGGATGATGAGGACGAACGGAATCTCCGCACCGCATTCCTTCTTCAAGATGAATTCGACGCGCTTCACCACGTCGTCAAGGCGATCCTTGGTGATCATCGCCGCCCCTTGTACGGATGATCGATGATGCGCGGCGCGAGCCGCATCATGCGGGTGTGGTCGATGCTGCCGGTCATCATGCCGACGCGCATGTATACGGACGGTTGCCCTGCCTTCATGCGGTAGACCACCGCCCCGGCGCATTCCTTCACCTTCCTGCCGTGAGTGTTGGAGCCGCCATCGGTGGTTTCGTGGCAGGGGAAGCCGTGGAAGTCGCTCTGCATGAGGAATTTCACGATGCCGCGCACCCGCCCCGGCCTCAATTCGATGTACCCGGTCTTGAGAAAAGGGCAGTTGCCGCACGGCTTTTGCATGAATCCGGTCATAGGTTGAACCCCTCCAACTCACCCCAGTTCGATCCCTGCGAAAGGTCGGTACACACCGGCACGTCGATCGGGATCGCCTTGCACATGCATGTATCCAAGACGCCCGCGATGCCGATCGCCATGATCGACGGCACCGAGACATCGATCTCGTCGTACACCGTGATCAACAGCCGGGCCGGTGTCCCGGCATCCCCGAACTTGATGATCGCTTCCTTGGTCATGTCGGCAGCGGAGCCTTGCACCAGCTTGTTGAGTTGCTTGTACTCGTAGGTCTGCCCCTTGACGAGGTTGGGCGGCTCGACCGGCATGAAGCGCCCGCCGATCGTCCGCACGCCGCCGACGCTGATGCTCCGCATCTGCACCAGTTGCGACAGCCGATGCATTCCCGGCAGCGCGGTGTAGTACGCGCTACGCACCGCCGCCGCCTCGTCGCTCGTCACCCCCAGCACCTCCATGAGGCGCGGCACGCCCCCTCCGTACAACAGGCAGAAGTTGACGTTCTTGATCTGCTTGCGTGGCAGCACCAAGCTGGTGTTCATCTGCACAAGCTGCGAGGTCAACTCATGGAAGTCGATATTCGCGTTTTGTTGGTATGCCCACATGATCGCGCCATTTTCAAAGTGCGCGGCGATGCGGAACTCTTGTTGTGAGAAGTCGGCCTTCAGCCATGTATGCCCCTCCTCGGGCAGGAACGCACGGCGCAGGTTCGGCAACTCGGGGTGGTTCAACGATGCGTTCGGCACGTTGGCGAGGTTCGGTTTCTCGGAGCCGACGCGGCCCGTCTTGGTGCCGGTGTTGTCGATGCTGCGGGTTTGGTTCCATTGCGTGTGCAGCCGCCCGTCCGTCGTTGACGCGGCTTCCCATTGCTGCACGAACTTGTGCATGGTGGATGCGGTGTTCCGCAGCGACAGCAGGTTCAGAAATTCCTTATCGGCGCATTGCCGCGCCATTGCCTTCTTGTTGGTGGCGTACTGCCCGCTGGCGGTCAACTCCCACACGGGCACCAGCCCGGCGCGGTCGATCGCCATAGCTACCTCGCGATCGGCGTCGAAGTTGAGGCCGGTGACGTTCAGCCGCCTGCAAAGTTGGGACTCGACGATCGGGATGCCGCGCAGGAACAGCGCGTTCCACTTGGCGAGCAACTCGCGATCGACGCGCACCCCGCGCACCTCGGCGTCGAGGAGCCACGGCATCAGCCGCCGCTCGCGGTCGTAGGCCGCACTCATGTCCAGCGCGACCTTCGGGTACAGGTGCTTGAATAATCGAAACGTGAAGTCCACGTCTTGTATAGCGTAGGGCGCAACGAGGTTGACCGGAGCCTGCGCGATGAACGCCCCGGCGGTCTTCGATGTCGCCTCGGGCACGTTGGCGAGAATCCATTCATGTAGCACGTCCTGCGCTGCGTGGGGAAGGTTGAGCAGTCGTTCCGCCGTGGCCTTCAGCGCGAAGCTCGGCGCGTGCGGGCAGTCGAGGAAAGCGAGGAACATGGTGTCGTGCCAATCCCTCGGGTACTGCAACCCGAAGTGCGTCCATGCAACCTCAAGGTCGAAGCGGGCGTTGTGGAAGACCACCGGCCCACGGAACGCTTTCACCAGAGCGTTGAACGCCTCGCCCTTGGTCGAGTTGTTGTGGCTATGCAGCCACGTCGGATGGCCCCACGACAGGTATTCCTTGACCCCGTTCGGCCAGCGGATCGCCAGCCCGACCGGCTCCGGTATCGGAGCAGGCCGGGCTTGGATCGCGTGCGTCTCGAAATCCAAGACGGTGACTTCGTCGAGCAGCATGACTACCCGAACGTCGGCGCGGGCGGGACGAAGGCCGGGTTGGGTGTGGCACCGGGCGGGGCGAACTGCGGCACGCCTTGACTCGCGGCCTGCTTCGCCAACGCGGCGAAGTCGGTGACCACCGGAGCCTCGGGCGCGGGCGCAGCGGCGGGCTGCGGCGCGGGTTGGAACAGTTGCTCCTGCGGCGTGAACGGCGCACCCATCGGCACCGGCTGCGGCGCGGTCTGCGGAGCAGGGGCAGCGGGTGCTTGCGCCGCCACGGCAGCAAGCGGCACGCCCGCCGCAATCTGCGCCTTCGTCCTGCGGACGCGCGGCGGCTTGGGCGCAGGAGCCGCCGCAGGAGCCGTAAACGGAGCCGCTGCGGGGATTTCCGGCGCAGCGGGTGCCTGCGCCGCCGGTTCGATCGCCGGGGGTGTGGTGCCCGCATAGCGGGCCTGCGCGGCGCGCCGGGCCTGATCGCTCTTGGCGGCACGCGCGGCCAGCGCGTCGACGTGAGTCATCACGTTGTCGCAGACGTGCATCGCCGCCTTGAGCGCCATCCTCGTATCGTTCGGGTACAGCGCGTTGAATTCGGCGGTGAGGACGTTGAACAGCAGCTTGTCCATCTCCTCGGGGGTGCTGGTGAAGGGGGTGAGGCGGTTATTCATTTTCAGCATTCCTTATTGAATAGGGTTAATGAATGGATGGATCAGGAGAGCCGCACCATGAAGTGCAGCATCAGCGCGTCCAGCTTGCGGTTGAGGTCTTTCATGTTGTCGTCGAGCCGCACCAGTAAGGCCAAACCATCGGCATCGGCCACCGCCGCCACCGCGCGCTTGGCCTGCTTCTGCGTTTGCACCTTGGCGATGCGTTCCTTGCGCGCGGCGACCTCGGCGGCGTACTTCTCGCGAGCCACTTCGAGCCACTTCACATCGATCGCGTCGCCCTTGCCGCTGATGCCGTTGGGCTGATCGAACGGCACGCCCCAGCGCTCCAGCGCCGGGCCGATTACTGTCTTGTTTCCGGTGCGGGAGCCGGTGATTTCGTTATAGAACTTGGTCATGGATACCTTCATGGTGAGGCTCCTAGTATTTGGCCGGGGGCGGTGCTGCGCCGAAGGCCGGTTGGGGAACTGCGGGTTGTGGTGTTGCGGGCGCGATGAACGCCTGCTGTATCGGTGCCGCCGCCGGTTGCGGCGCAACCTGTGCCGCGTTGATGTTGCGCTTGGCGTACGGCGACTGCATGGCTACCTCTTCAAGCGGCTTCCGCAACATCAGCGCGTTGAGCACGGCGGTGTCCCCGATCGGGCGCTTGGGGGTGAAGTGAATCTTGAACATCGTCCGGGCATCGACGATGATGCTCACCTCGCAGATCACGGCGAACGTCGGCACCTGCTTATTCGCCAACCCGTTGACGTAGGCGGTCCAGTTGGCAACGCTGGTAATCGGCACGCGCAACAGCCCCACGGTCGCCTTCTCCACAGCATCGACCGACGCGGCTGCGCTGGCCGGGAGTAGCGCGATGCGCCGCGTGGGGCGGCAGGCGGTGCCCTTGCCGCCATCCCCCGTGCCCCACTTGCTGTGCTTGCACGCCGCGCACGCCTCGGCCTGCTTCTGCTCGGACTCGTCGTGCGGGGCCATGCCCTGCCCGCTCAACGAGAACGCATAGCACAGCGGCGAGGCCGGGTTCGCGGCGTCGAACTTCGCCCCGGCGTACCACACGTTTTCGTGCATGGATGCCAGCGCGATGACTTCCATCTTGTTGCCGGGCAGCGCCATCTGGTTCCACGACAGCAAGCCGCCCTTGGTGGAGAAAAAGTTGCCGGTCGGCTTCTCGGTCGCGGCTTGCTCTTTCGCTGCGGCGGCGAGCTTGTCGAGCCACTCGGTGGTCAGTCCTGCGGGTGCAATGTCGTTGCTCATATCTTGCTTCCTTTCAGAACGGTGATAGCGGACTTGCGTTCTTCCTGCGTTGCTTCACGCATGCGATTTCCGCAATAGTGGTGATGTACGTTCGGGACGGTATACATGCGCCATTCGGCTTGCTGACAATGCCCACATACTGCGAGTAAGTCTGCCGGTGTAGGCTGCGCCGCGCCCTTCCACGTCGGATAATTCATTTCTTGCTCGGTGTGAACTTGAACTCGTCGAACTGCGTGCGGATCACGCCGGGTGGCAACGCATCGGGGTCGCGCTCGTTCAACGCGGTAATCGACAGCCGCTTATGCAGCAAGTCGAATTCCCTTGTTGTTGAGACGTGGTCGTAGATCGCGTCCCAATCCTGCGGGACGTACGTTGTCTTGGGCTTCAGCGTCAGCACGCCGTCGCTGGTGGTGAAGGCGCGCACGTCCTGCGAGGCCATCGTTTGATGGGCCAGCGTTTCGACGCGCTTGATTTCCTTGTCGAGGATGTCGAGCGATTGCTTCAGCGGCTCGCGCGTCGCGTGCAAGGATGCGAGGTTGCTCGCAATCGCGGGCAACGACATTCCTGCATCGTGCAATGTTGCGGGGGATTGTGCTGCGGAGGGTGCTGCCGGTACGGCGGGGTCGGTCATGTGATCACTCCTTACTCCATACGTTGAACGAAGTTAGCGCTTACTACGAATCGAATCCTGCGCCGGGCGTTTTACCTTGTCTATGCTTTTCCGAAAATATTTTTCGATCTAGATTTCCCGGTTGTTTCGGATTCCTAATGCGCTGGTTGTAATGCGGGGCCGGAGGGCCGGGGTGGCGGGCGAAGTGAGCGCTCGCTCACCGCCGCCGCGCGCGAAGTGAGTGCCCACTCACGTCGCGGCATGGATGCAGGTTAGTGAGTACTCACATCGGCGGCTGCATGGATGTGACGCGGCGCGCGGCGGCGCTGCGCCCCTGCGGCAATCGCCGCGAGCATCTAGGCAATTGCCTAGATCGGCGCGAGGATCGATCGCGAAAGCGGGGGTCAGGGCCGCAGGCGGGAGCGGGCCGCGCGTGCGCCTGCATCCATGCGTGCAGGAACGGGCGTTTCGGGTAGCTATCTACCCCCCACCCGGTCCCGTAGAATCGCGCCACGGTCGTTTAAATCGGTCTACCAGACAGAACGGCCCGCCTTTTTACAGGCGGGCCGGGGACTTAGCGCGAAAACGGGGTGTTACGCGGGCGGCGCTAGCGTCCTGCCGTCAACGCGAAAAACGCGAGGAACATAAGAGCGAAGAGCATGGGGACGACGCCGAACACCGCGCCGATTACCCCGCAGGCGGCGAGCGCCGCGAAACCGAGAATCATTTCACCCATCATTGCTCCCGCGTAATGTCGAGCGCGTGCGGGTTCGCGCGCCAGTACTCATATTCCGCCGCGTCCGCCGCCGCCTGCTCCCGGTACTCCATTTCACGCAGCGCGGCACCGTGCGCCTGCGCCACGCTTTGCCGCAGCCCGTGCCCCTGCGGCTGCGGCGCGTAGCAGGCGGGGTCGCCCTGCACGCCGCAGCACGGGCATTCGGGGCAGATGCACTCATCCGCCCATTCGCCGCATACCTCGCAAGGTGCCTCATCGTCCGGTGGGCCGGAACAGCCGGGGGGATAACTCCATCCGAAAATGCCCATGTTCGTTTGCTCCTAGGTTGCGTGCATGGATGCGCCGCGCAGCGGACGCCGCGCGGCGTGCTGCGTGCTGCTAATCGTTCCCGGCGCGGATATCCTGCGCCAGCGCGCTTTGCGACAACGCGCGGAGCAGAGCGTGCAGGCCGGACTCGTTGAGCTTGGCGACATCGTCCACTTTGCAACGATGCGTGAATGCCTCGCACATGTCTTGCTCAATGCCGATCGCGATAAGCATGGTGCCCTCGCGTTCGATGCGCGACACGATGCGCGCCAGCACGTCGCGCGGCGAACCCTCGCCGTCGGCAATGACGATGAGAATATGCTGGTCTGCCGTTTCTTTGTTCAAGCGCTGCGCGGCGTGCGTTATCGCCGCAGCATCCGGCGTGCCGCCCGTGCCATAGCAGGAACCAAGGCGCGCCATGCCGGTCGCGTGCGACTCCGCGAACCCCTTGAACACGGTAATGCAGCAATCCCCCTTGAGGCTGCGCCACATGTCGCCGTCCTCATCGGTCCCCACGTCGGCTATCAATTGATCTAGCGTCGCATCGGTCATGCCCGCGCCGCCCCCGCTATGAAAGCCGAGAATCTCACAGCGCACGCCCGCGCAACCGGAGATGATTTTGGAAAGCGTCCCGGCCAGCGTGCGCGCCGCAACATAGCGCGCGTCCATGTTCATTGACGACGATTGATCGATCAGGATCGAAACCGCAGCGTCGGACCCGTCGCGATATTCGCGGCGCTCGAAAACATTTTCCGCGCCGACTTTGATCCGCGCTAGCGCCGACATGTCGAGGCGTCCGTTACGGTGCCCGCCCTCGCGCGCGTCGCGTGCGGAGGTGTCAAGCAAGGTGCGTAGACCGTGCGCGACGCGCGCGCTCGCGGTGAGCGCTTGCTTTACCTTATCCTGCACGTCGGATTTATCCCATGCTGACGCTTCGCTCGCCTTGACGACGCGCACGGCATCATTGGCAAGCCCGCTGGCACCGTCGCCCGGCTCGCCCGCCTGCTCCGGTTGCATGTCGGCGTCGAGCGGCGTGCCGTTGAGGTCGCGCGTATCGATCGCGTCGGGGCGGTCGTCGGACCCCTCATCCTTTGCGGGCGTGTTTTCTTCGCCCGGCTCGCCTGCGTCGTCGTCGTCGTCGTTGCCCGGCTGCGGTTCCTGCGGGTCCGGCGTCGCGTCCGGCGGGAGCGTCGGGTTAGGCGGGAGCGCGTCGCCGGGCCTGCGCGTGTCGCCTTGCTCTCCCATGTCGCCCGTGTCGAGGTCATCGTCACCGTCGAGGTCATCGTCACCGTCGAGGTCATCGTCACCGTCGCCGCCCGGCTCGCCGTCGCCGGGCCTGCCCGGCTCGCCGTCGCCGGGCCTGCCCGGCTCGCCGTCGTCGCACGGTTGCCCCTCCGGCCCCTGCGGCTCATCCGGCTGCGGGGGTTGCGGAGGTTGCGCGTCGCGCAGCGCGGCGAGCGCCCGCAGCACTTCGTTTGCCACGTCGATTACGGGTTGCATGGAAGCGGGATCGCCGATCGCGCGCTGGGGGAGCGCCGCCATGCCGCGCGCGGCGTCGTCATAAATCGCGCGCAGCACGGGCGGGAGCGCGGCAACGAGCGGGCGCGTCGCGGGCGTGTAGTGGCGCAGGCCGAATGCCAGAGTCACGGGAAAGGCCTTAATCGTGCCGTACGCATCGTGCGGAATGTCGGAGGTGCATTTCTCAACGAGCGCCCGCAGCATCGCGCCCGCGCCCGGCGCGTACCCGCTGCGGATCAACTCGCGCTCTTCCGCCACGTCCTCCAGCGCGTTAATGACGCTTTTCGCAAAATCCTCCGATACGTTGTAGCGGCGCGCGGCGTCGCGGATCGCATGGCCGAACGCGGGCAGGGAAGTAAACAGGAAATGCCCCATCTCATGGAGCGCTTTGCCGGTGTACTGGTCCGCCACGCTGCGCGGAATCAGGGCGTCCGGCTCGCCGGTCGCGGGCAAGTTGATTACCCCCGCGACGGCGAGCTTGCCCGATTTGTCCCGGCCCCAATCGTACCGGGCGCAGGCGTCTTGCCCGATGTACGTTACCTTGATTGCGGGCGCGTCGAGCTTCATCGGCGCGACGCCCGGCACGCAGGCATACACGCGGCGGATCATTTCGCTAACGCCGCGTTGCAGCCCTAGCGCGGTTACTTTGGCGCGCCCCGTGAACAGGGACGATTGCACGCCGAATATCGCGGCAGAGGTGAGCGCGTTCTGCGCGGCGGCGTTCGTTTTCGGCTGCAAGGTGGATTTGCGTTTCGGTTTCGGTTGCATGTTCGTTTGCTCCTAGATGAATGGATGAGTGAGGATCAAAACGGGATCGCGTTGGCGTCGTCGCCCTCCGCGAACGGGTTAGCGTTCACGTCGAGGGCCGCAGGCTGCGTGCCGTGGTCCCACGATGCGGCGAAAATCTGCCGCAACGCCTCTTGGCTATCCTCCGGCGCGGCGTTAACGACGCATGACACATAGGAGTCCGCTGCGGCGAACCCCTGCACGATCGATACCGTCCACGCTACCGCGCGGCGCAAGCTTGGCGCGCCCTCCAACTCTCCCGAATCCGCCTTGCTGCGGCAAATGCCTACCAGCTTGCACACGCTGCGCGCGAGGTCATTGCTAGGCTTGACGCCGCAGGCCCGCAGCACAAGCGCACGCAGCACGCGCCGCTCCACGTCGGCGGGCAAGTAATCGAACGCAATGAACTTCCCGAAACGATCCAGCGTGTCCGCGCCAAACTGCGTGCGCCCGTGGTATTCGTTCGACGTGGACCCGTGCCCGCCCGTGTTGTCGGCGGCAATGAAGCACACGCCCGGCGCAATGTGCAGTACTTCCCCGGTGCGCGGGATGCGGACCTTCGCCCCGTCGCGCTCTAGGATGGGATTCAAGCTGGCGACGTGAGCGGCGACGGTGTAGGTCGGCTCATCCAGCAGCACGATCGCGCCCTCCGTTTGCGCGCCGATCGCGACCGGGCCGGGCAGGGTCTGCGTGTCCCCGTTGACGATAGCCTGCCCGCCGAGGATATCTTCGCTCGTCGTCGAGCGGTTGAAATTGAACCGGAAAAACGGACGCCCGCAACGCGCCGCGAGTTGCCGCGCCATCTCCGTTTTGCCCGTGGCGCGCGACCCCTTGAACCAAAGATTAATGGCGGGCGACGCGGCCAGCGCGCCGAGACAATCGGCGAGGATGTGCCCGGTAAACGCATAGTCCGGGTCCACGGGCGGCGCGTCGTTGTGCGCGTAGTACTCGACGGTCAACTCCGCCGGGATCGCGTCGCGCACATCCTGAGGCACGTCCGCGAACAGGCTGCGGGCCAGCACGCGGGAGCGCTGGCGGGGCATGGCTGCGGCGTCGAATGCCGGGGTGACCGGGGTCACGATCGCGGCGGCGAGCGGAGTCTGCACGGGCTGCGCGGCGGCGCGCTCTGCGGCGAGCCTTTCCGCGACGGCGTCCGCCGCGGCAACGATCGCCGCCTGCGCCACGGGCGCAGCGGGCGCAGCGGGCGCAGCGGGCGCAGCGGGCACAGCGGGCACAGCGGGCACCGCCAGTAGCGTTTGCGACTCCGCGACGGTCGTCGCGCAGGCGAGCGCCAGCACGTCGGCGGGAAGTGCGCCGGAGTTGACCCATGCGGCGACGATGTAGTCCAACTCGCCGCCGGACTTGCCCGGCACGTCGAAACCGGGCGCGCCGTGATAGAGCGCGGTGATGGTCTGCACCTTGCCAGCGTGCGACAGGGCGTTGAACAGGGAAAGCGCTTGCGGGATGGTTGCGGATGACATGGTGACTTGCTCCTAGAGGTTGGATGCTGCGAGGTTAGGACTTGCGGAACGGCGGGGGAAGCGGGACGCCCGGCGGGGCCGGGATGATGGGAAGCATAGGCGCGCCGGGCGGCGCGGGCACGTCAGGAGTGGCCCGCGCAGGGGTCAGGACGGGCGCAGGCGGCACGCTAGGCGGCGCGGGAGGTGCGGGCACGTCGGCGGCGCGCTGCGCCTCGCGCGCCTGCACCTGTGCTGCCGTGGCGTAGAACGGCGCGGGAGCGGGCGGCACCGCGCAGGGCGCGGGGGCGTGGATAGGGTGCGACGCGGCGCGCACGGCGGCGGCGCGCCGGGACACGTAGTGACCACGGCATAGCCCGGTCGCATAGTGCGGGTTGGCGCAGCCGGGCAGGGTGCAAGTGGAGTGGATACGGGGCGGCATGGTCTAGGCTCCGTTCAAACGTGCTGGATGCACTCGGGACCGAAACCGGAGGCAATGGACGCGGGCACGGTCAACGCCCGCCCGCACCGCCCGCAGCGACCTTCATGCCAGCACTCGGCCTGCGCGAGCAGGGTCGTCGGGACCGTGCCTGCGGCGTAAAGCACGGTCAGGAACCACGTCAAGGCGCGGACGCTGGGGGCGTCGCCGGTGACCTTGGACTTGTGGGAGTGGCGATACCGGAAAGGCGTCCCCACGGGGACCGGGTCACCCTTGGGCACGTCGGGGAAGCACGTTCCAAGAAACGAGTAATTGGACTCGTTATCGGGGCCGGAAAGCAGGCTGACCCATACGGGCCGGGCGTGCAGGGGTTCGCCGGGTTTTGCGTCGGGACGCTTGAACTTGAACGTATAGCGGGTCTGCGTGCGAGCGCTTACGATCGTCAGCGTCGCCGCGCCTGCTTCTATGTACTGGCGCACGGCGGCGGGAGAGGTGAGCATTCCGCGCAGCGTGGGAGCAGCTGGTGTAGAGGCTAAATTGGAGATAAAACCCTGCGGAACGGGGTTAATCCGTGCGCCGGATGCGATTAAACGGTCTATAACGAGTCTAGAGGGTTGCATTGAGGCTCCTAGAGGGTTGGATGGGAGGGGGCAGGCAACGGATGCCTATATGGAATATAGGCGGATAGGCTGCGGAGTGCAATAACTAAATGTGGCGTGCTGCGGATTAGCTTAGATTAAATTTAGCAGTTTCGCCGCGTTGTTATAACCCCCAGTTATAAGGCATTTTTCTGCCATTCAGCCTAACTTCAAAATCGTACCCTGCGGCAGGCGCATAACCCTATGCTCTATAGCGTTTTTCCCCTATCTCTAACACCCTAACACTCAAAATACATACATATAAGAATAGTCGCTGAACCCTGTATCCCCGCACCCCGTACACACCCCGTACGCTGTAGAGCTATACCCCCCTAATCGACTGTTAGGCTGTTAGGTGATTTTTAACCCCTCCCCCGGCCCGGCTGCGCCCCCTGCGCCCGGCTGCGCTGCGCCCGTCTAATCAAAATCCATGCCAGCGGCGGATTTTATGCGTTTAACATAAACAGACCAAAATCGATTTAAGGCCCGTGGCGCGTTTTAGCTATCCACCCGGCTACCACGCCCCCGGAATTTAGTTGCCCCGCGCCTGCGCCGTTTTAAGCCTATTAGCGGGGAATGTATAAATGTGGATAAATCGCGTGTATACATTTTAATCCCTATGCATTTAGCATCTCTCATAGGGGACTGCTTAAAAATTAAGCAGGTGTAAAATTTAATGCTGTGCATAACTCTGGCACGGTATTAAATTTAATCCTGCGTCCTACAACGTGTATGCTTGCATCCTGCGTCCTACATCCTGCGTCCTACATCCTTGCATGGATGCGTGCTGCGTTGCATGGCTGCGGCGCAGCCATGCAGCCATCCGCCCATGTTAGTAAGCACTCACTCTGTGAGTGAGCGCTTACTAACCAAGGCCGTCGCCCGCCGGGCGGCGCGCGGCGCGACCCACCCCCCGGTCGTCCCGAAGTCCGCCCCCGTCGCGTCGACTAGTCGAGCCTACGGTCGTAGTTTTCCCTTCCCCAACCGATACTCGACACACCCCGAATCACCCCCCGATACTCCCCGCTCATGGAAGACCATCAAGCGATCGACGTACCCCCTCCTCCGGTGTTCCCTGTCTCACCGGCTGAGCCACCTCCCCCGGCGCTCGCCTCCATGCTGCCGATCGACCCCTCCCCGGT